GATATCGGGCTAAACCACATGTCGTGGTCGCCTCTTCCACGACGCTTAAAAAAGCAGCCCGCGGCTTCAAGAATGTCGCGGACTGCTTTGCCGTAGTGGTTCACGCGGCCTCGTGCACTCGGACGCTGGTCGCGTAGGACGCAGTGATCTCCAGCGGCATGTCAGCCGGGGAGTTGTCGTCATCATCGTCGAAGCCGTTTTCATCGATGAGGTCGGCGATAAGGGCAGGAATGCGGCGCATAAGGGCGTCGGCGGTATCGGCTTCGGCCGACAAGCCAGGAAGGCTGCTGCTCTCGACAAACCACACGTCGGCTTCCGGATCGCGTGCGATTTTCACCACGATCTGCCTGCTCGGCATAGGCTTATTCCCCTGTTCAGCCATGGCACTCACCTTCGTTTGTACCCGCATTGCTAAAACACGCAAGCGGCATCTTAGGTCCCAAGGCTCTAACAAATAGTCAGTGAAGTTGACCTTTTCCAGGCGGGCGAACGCCGCACTGGTCACCTCGGCGTGATCGCCAAGCCCCTCTGCACATCCGGAGACAACATGAAAATTCTTCTGATCGCCTCGGCCTTGGCCGCGGTGTTGTCCGCGTGCGCGTCTCGCGACAAGACCGATTGGGCCGGCGTCGCCTACGGCACGAAATATATCGTTGAAGGCGAAAAGCGGTGAGGCTCGTTCCGAACTGGCGACGCGTTCTCCGGTACGCGTGGTCTGTCCGCCTGCTGACGATCGCGTTCTTCCTCTCTGGCCTCGAGGCGGCTGTGCCGTTCCTCGATGGCGTCCTCCCCATCCCGCGCGGTGCATTCGCTCTTCTCGCCTTTCTGGCGACCGGCGGGGCCTTCGTTGCGCGCTTGATTGCACAGCAGAGCGTTTCCGGAGCAGATGAATGAACAAACTGAAGAAGAAGGCTGCCGTGGGCGCTGCTGCTGTGGCGCTGATCGGTGGCTTCGAAGGCTTGCGCCTGAATGCCTACCCTGATCCAGCAACGAGGGGGCCGCCATGGACGGTCTGTTTCGGATCCACCCATGGTGTGAAGCCGGGAGATCGTCACACGCTCGATGAATGCAAGGCGATGCTCAGTCGTGATCTTGAAATCTACGCCAACGGCATCGAAAGGTGCGTGAAGGTGCCGCTGCCCGACACCCGATATGTGGCGCTTGTGTCCTTCGCCTACAACGTTGGCGTCGGTGCCGCCTGTAACTCCTCTGTGGTGCGCAACATCAATGCCGGCAACCCAAAGGCCGGCTGTGACGCGCTCCTCAAATGGAATAAGGCGGTCGGTGTTGTCTTCCCCGGGCTGACAAAGCGCCGCGAGCGTGAACGGCAGTGGTGCTTGCAGGGGACGGACCTGTGAACGCCCTGGCGACCGCCCTCGGCATCAACCCCCTCGTCGTCTATCTCGTGCTCGCACTCGTCGCGGTCGGCGGCTTCTGGGGTTATGGCGCCTGGAAATACCACGACGGCTATGTGACCGGTACGGCATCCGTCGAGAACGCGGTTGAAAAGGCTCGCGTAGAAGAGCGTGAGCGCCAAGAGGCGGCCAACGCCATGGCGCGGGAATTCGCGCGCATCCGCGAGGAATGGCTCGTTGAACGAAACATCAAGCTCCAATCCATCATAGACGAGAACGCCAATGCGGCTGATCAAGATCCTCGCCGCGACGAGCCTGCTTTGTCTGGTGACAGTGTCGTGCGCCTCAACAAAGTTCGTCGCCTCTCCCCCAAGCCTATCACCCCCGCCGGCAAGCTTTGAGATGGATTGCCCTGATGCGGTCCAGCTTCCGAACGGCCCCATGAAGCAACGGGACGTCGAGAAGTATTGGAGCCGGGACCGGGTGTCTCTCATTGAATGCGGCGATCGGCATGCTGCATTGCGTGATTTCTACCAACAACGCGACGGCGCCTTGAGGGCTAAGCCATGACCGCCGTCCGCACACAAGGCGAAAGGCTATCCGCTTTGGAAGAACGCGTCGCCAATGTGAAGGACGATGTTGCAGACCTGAAAAAGGATGTCGCATCCGTCCGCCGGGACGTCACTGAAATCAAGGACATCCTGACCCAGGCCAAGGGCGGCTGGCGCGTCCTGATTGTCATTGGTGGGCTGGCAGGTTCGATGACGACCGCCGTCCTCTGGCTGATCGGCAAGATCTGGCCATTCGTTTCCGGCCTCCCCCGATAGGCCGAAGTCCGAAACGGGAATCCCCGTAACGGAACAAAATCAAAGACTTCCCTCCCACATAAAGGGCATCCCATGTCCCGCTGGATTGCAGCGGCGCTGGCCATCATTGGCTTCGCGCTGGCAGCCTCCTATTGGATTGCATCAGTCGCTACGGCAAAGCCCGCCCCCAAGGCTGGGTCTGTCGTGAAGATCATCAATGGACCGGGTCATGGCTCCGGTGTCCACATAGGAAACGGATACATCCTCACAGCAGCCCATGTGACCAAGGGGTCTGAAAGCGTCGAAGTTCTTTCAGACGATGGCAAGACGACGAAAGCCGAAATCCTTTGGTCAAGTAGCGCTTACGACGTCACGCTGTTGCGCGCCGATATCAAGGCGAAAGCGTCTCCGCTCTCATGCCGGGAGCCATACGAAGGCGAAGCCATCCGCGCATCCGGCAACCCATATGACCAGAAATTTGTGTCGGCAAGCGGGCATGTCGCAGGTGCGGCCCGTGAATATTCACCCTGGAAACGCGTGTTCGTCGTGGACACGACAATGGTGCATGGCATGAGCGGCGGCCCGACTTTTGATGCCGGGGGCAATGTCATAGGCATCAATGTCGGTGTGATGGTCGTGAGCGTCGGGATGGCGTCCTACGTTGCATCCTTTGGGTATGTTGTCCCGTCGTCATCGATATGCGGCCTGATGGGCCGGGCGGTGCCGGCATGAATCCACGCCTTACCGACGATTTGGCGATCGAGGCGGTTGAGGCGCTGCGGACCTACGGCAGTCAGAATGCCGCCGCAAGGGAACTAGGTGTCGCCCGCTCGACCTTCCAGAATCGCATCCACCACGCCGCGCGCCGCGGCTTTATGGGAACCGGCCCCGTCCTTCCGGGCTATCACATCTCCAAAGAGACTGCCGTCTACAACAAGGACGGCGACCTTGTTCGTGAGTTCATTCAGCAGAAACCGGATCATGGGGAGGGGTTCGTTGTCCCGTCTGGCCACACGATCAAAGGTGTCAGCGCCCTTGTCGATGCGACCGGCAACGAGATCGTCAAATGGGTGAAGACCCGCGAGGAACGTGACCCGCTTCAAACCGTCGAAGCGATCAAGGAAGCCTTCGTCGATTACGAGAGCCCGGTGCGGCCGATCGCTGAGCCGTCATCCTGCGTGATCGATCTGATGACGCTGGTCCCGCTTGCCGACTGGCACGTCGGGATGTCCGCATGGTGGCGCGAGACCGGCACGAATTGGGATCTCAAGATCGCCGAGGCGGTCCTTGGCGCCGGTATCGATGGCCTGATCAGCCGGACCCCGCCATCAGGCGAATGCGTCATCCTCGGTGGTGGTGACCTCCTGCATTCCGACAATAACAGGAATGAGACGGCCAACTCTGGCAACGCGCTGGACGTGGACGGCCGCTATCAGAAAGTGCTGATGGTCGCCTGCAGGCTGATCGTCCGCACCATCGATGCGGCGCTGAGACGGCACGGGCGGGTGACCGTGCGCATTCTGCCGGGCAACCACGATGAGCATTCATCCGTTGCCGTCGCGTATTTCCTGCTCGCCTGGTATCGCAACGAACCCCGCATCACCGTCGACACAGACCCGTCGCTGTTCTTCTGGAAGCGGTTCGGTCTCGTGATGCTTGGCGCAACCCATGGCCACACGGTCAAGATCGAAAAGATGGCCAGCATCATGGCCCATCGCCGGGCCGAGGATTGGGGCGCCACGAAATACCGCTTCGTCCACGGCTTCCACTGGCATCACAGCCGGAAGATGGTGAGCGAAGGCGAGGGGGTTATTTCCGAGATTCATCAGGCGCCAATCCCCCAAGACGCTTGGCACTTCGGATCTGGCTTCATCTCGGGTCGATCGATGCAGGCCATCACCTATCATTCCATGTTCGGCGAGGTGTCTCGCGTGCGTGACGTCATTCTCGATGCGGAGAAGACGGCAGCATGATCATCACCCGCTATGCCAAGCCCGCTTTAACAGCGGCCAACGCTAATAAAGCCTCTGGCGATTCGTTTTACCAAGAGGCCCCGAAGCTCGAGGATCTCCGCGATTTGCCAGGATTCGCCTATATAGGTCAGCCATTTACGTTCTACCCGCACGGTCACGCCGCTGCGGCCTATGACGGGGCGGCTGCGGCTGCCGCACTGATGAAGCGGGGTTTCCGCGTCTTCTCGCCTATCGTACACTCATACCGCATCGCGCAAGTTGGCTACCTCTCCCAAACCGATCAGGACTTTTGGGAGCAACAGGACAAGCCGTTCGTCGATGCGGCTTCCTCACTGATCGTGCTGATGCTTCCCGGGTGGGAGCACTCCAAGGGCCTCGCCCATGAGATCGATCAGTTTGAAAAAGCCCGAAAACCCATAGTCTACGTCAGCCTTTCAGACCTGGATCAAACCACATGAAGGGAATGGTTGTTGGCCTTATGGGCTATGCGGGGGCAGGCAAGAGCGAAGTTGCGCGCCACCTGCAGGAGCGGCATGGGTTCGAGGCCCCGCATATCGGCCGGCCGTTGAAGCGGATGCTGGCCGAACTTCTCCGAGAGGTCGGCTATGACGAAGCGATGATCGCCCGGTTCATAGATGGTGACCTGAAACGCTCTCTAATCCCTGAGCTGGGCGTCACCTCGACAGAGGCACAGCAGACACTCGGCACCGAGTGGGGGCGCAATTGCATTCATCAGGATCTGTGGCTGTCGTTGTGGCTGTCCAAGGTTGACGCCGCCTTGCGCGCCGGATCGCACATTGTCCAGGAGAGCGTGAGGTTCCCCAACGAGGTCGCCGCTCTTCGGGCTAGGGGCGGGCGTCTGATAGAGATAAGAAGGCCCGGTGTCTCCGCTTTCTCCGGGCACGCTTCCGAGGTCCTGCCTGGCGCGGCCGATGTCGTCATTGTCAACGACGGAACGATTGGCGATTTGCGAGGAAGGGTGGATGCGGCCCTATGGTGCTGATGGGCGGTCTCACCCCGTATAATCCAGCTCCCCCTTCGCCCATCGATAGGCCTCGGCTTGATCGTGGGGGATGAGCTTATCCACAGCCCGGCTGCCGCACTGCCCGCAGCGGAATTTGAAGCTGTTCAGTTCTTCCATGTTGTACCGGGCTTTGGCTTTCGACCGAAGGGTATTGGTCTCGACGAGCGCCCTATGCCCGCAATCCTGGCAGGCCACGCAAAGCGGTCCATTGTCCAAGGTGAAGATATTGCTTCGGGCTTCAGCGCGTCTCATCGCTTTATCGAGCCACGCTGGGCGGTCCCTGTCTGTGCGGAGAATCACGCGGAGAACATAGCGGAAACATCGTGTGGGTGATTTTGTGGGTGCCTACAGCCCCGATGACCGCGCATGTATGAGCTTTGTTCCACTTTAACGGTCGGCCTCAAAGGCCGTGCATTTCTATTAACATATTGATTTAATTGAGGTTTTTTGGTCGGAGCGGCGGGATTTGAACCCACGACCCCTAGTCCCCCAGAAGTCTACGCTATCACCGTAGCTATATGAATATTATGGGCTATTCAACCTTCTTCTTTGTCCTGTGGGCGTTTTTGTGGGCGTTCCGTGCGTCGGCATGTTCGAGAACGGAAAGCCCGGCCCGGATGTCTTCGACAAGAACATGAGCATAGCGCGTCGTCGTCTCGATGCGGCTGTGCCCTAGCAGCTTCTGTGTGGCCTTGAGGTTGCCCGTAGCCCGCAGAAAACGGGTGCCGACCGTGTGGCGCGTGTCATGCCGGCGGAAGCCTGGCGCGATTCCGGTGCCTGTCACGCAGCGACGCCACTCCGTGCGAAACCCGCTGTCGGTGATGGGATAGCGAACCCCCGCCTTTCTGTATCCTTCGTCGCCAACGCGTCCGATATCGCGTCGGGCGGCATAGGTGAACACATTGGTCTCGTGGTGGCCCTCGCATTCGCGTAGGATCTCGATCGCTGCTCCGACCAATGGGATCGCATACCAGCGCTCTTGACCGTCCTTCGCCTTGTTGCGAACGCGGACAGCTTCGTTGATCAGATCGACCTGCGGCCATGTGAGAAGGGCAGCCTGTGAACGCAGGCCGGTTGCCATCATGAAGCGGAACAGCCGGCCGTAGTCACCCCCCAACGCTTCGATAATGGCGGCCTCTTCGTCGGGTGACGCCTCGCGCACGCGCTCCGCTGGCTCTGCCAATAGGAGATCGCCCCATTTCGGTGACCGGATGCTATACCCCCACACGTCACGCGCCCGGACGAACAGCTTGCGCAGCGGCTCTGTCGCATAGCGGTTGACCGTGGCGTTCTTCACGCTGTCTGTCGGCGTCTCGACAAGGCGTCTTGTGTCCTTGTCCCGGTGGATCTTGACGGCTCGCCGGCGCGCCACCATCCGTGCTATTTTGTCGGCGTCGATGTCCGTGATAAGAGTGCTGGCGCCGAAGTGATCGACGAGCCATTCCATGGACGTCCATGTGGTCTGTGAGGCGGCGTGGAACTGCCCGACTTCTTCCCAATACCGCGCGACCAGGTACCCGAGTTCTGGCGGCGCCTTCCCGCCATATTCCGCATTGCGAGCCCGCTCTGTCTCGATCTCGGCTTTCTTGCGGGCCTTTATGCGCTTTTCTTCGGTGACGGCTTCGCGCCGGTCAGTTTTTTCCGTAGAGACGCGAAATCGTACGCCGCCGATCCAGAATTCCGCCCAGTAGTACGGCGAGCCTTGGCGCTGGTAGACGGACATGCTTGTTTCCGTTCTGCCTTGAGGTAGTCGATGATGTCAATTAGCAGGAAGCGGCGCAAGCTGCGCTTCTCGCTACCCCCACGCAGGAGGTAGCGCACTTTGCCGGCATTGACCTCTGACCTGAATGTCCGCTTGTCCATTTCGAGCGCGGCCGCTGCCTCCTCAAGGGTGAGGGTGGTGCGGTCTTGAAAGGCGCGCTCGATGCGGTCCGGGACGGGGAAGCTCGGGTCCATGCTCTATTGCTTCTCCTCTAAGGCTGCTGAGGAAGCGGGGATGGGGTGAGGGTGGCGCGGTTGCGAATTCCGGACAGCAATTCGTTGTAATGTCTGCTCCATCTCGTTTCCCACTCTGGGTCTAGCGAGATTTGTGCATCCCAGAGCGCCGCTTCCAGCTTCTCGACGTAGTCGATGGCCTCGTCTGCTAGGTTGGCAGCAATGCCGCTGTCCACACATCCGCGATCGAGACTGCGGCCGCTCAGACGCTCGCTTTCGTCTCGCAACCTCTCTACCAACGTCTTAGTCATGGGGGATCTCCGACGGGCGCCTGTTCCACGCATCGCGCATTGTGAGGGCTGACGTCCACCCAAGGCTGTTGACGAGATAAGATCGTATCCCGAGCCATTCAGGTTGGTATGGCGGGGCCCCAAGCCAGCGGCCGAGGAAGATGACATTTGGCATCTCTCCGGTGAACGGGCTCGGCAGCAGGCCGAGGCCGACCCATTCGACGCTGTCCTCTTCTGCTTCGGCCAGTCGCCACTCCAGGCTATGGTCAACGCTGCGCTGATGCCCATTCCAGTGTGAGAACGGAGGCCACCATTCATTGTGATATCCCATCCCGCATAGAGACAGTTTTTTTGTCCACTCTGGGCGCAACTGGAGCCCGAGGATCTCGCGCTCACTGACTCTCCATCGATATCGCGCGGTATGATCTTCAGGGCGTCGATCAGACCAAGGTATCCACCCGAGCCCATCCTCACTCATCCCCACCTCCTTTGCGGGCGGGTATGGCGGCTAAGCGTGCCACGCGCTCGTATTTCTCTGGCGTGCTGTGCCCGTCCCATTCTGCCCCGTAAGCCGGCAAATCTGAGAACAGTGCCGCGTCGCTATCGTGGTAATGCCAGGAGGCTTGGCCGGTCGGCAGGTCGACATAGACGCAGTTGTGCCAAGCGGGGTCCCAGCCATCGATATCCGTCCGTTTGATGCCGCTCGGGTAGAGACGTGCCAGAAAGGCAACGAGTTTGTTCCGCTCCGCATAGGCGTAGTTTTTTGCCTCACGCTCATCTACCAGCGCCTTCTCAGCCGCATCGGCGCGGGCTTTCTCTGCCGCCGCATGTTCCTGCGCGAGGGCGGCTATCTTCTCAGCCTGAATTTTTATGTTCACCCATGAGTTGCTGTCTCCACACCACATGCCGTCGCCGTCACGTTCATGCCTCATGTTCTCGGCTAGGCCGATGAACAGCGCCTTCGCTTTCTCCACGAGATCCGCAGGCGGTTCGGGCTGCGGAGCGGCGGCGAAGGCGGTGCGGTAGATGTCGTACATATGTTCGAGGTCAGGCCACTCGAATGGCGCGCCCTCTCCAGATATTGCTTCTTTGACGCGCACGATCATGGCCGCGCACATTTCATCCGTCGGCTCTTCCGGCACCAGCCGGTATCCGGGCGCGGTCATGGGCGGGGCTCCTGCGGTTGGCGGCCGACATCAACGCAGACGCCGTGATCAAGGCACGGCCAGCCGGCGTTCGTCATGATGCCTTGCACGCCGAGCATGCCGCCCTTCGAATTTGTGAACTCGACGCAATAGATGCGATCTGGAGGCCGGCGATCGCCATCCATTGTGTAGACCTCACATGCCCAGGAAGAGACCGAGAAACCAGCATCGACCAAGGATTTTTCGGCATAGCGCCGCAGGCGACGTACCAGACCGTCGCTCATCACTTCGTCAGTGTCATGAAGGCTACTCGGAAGCTTCTTCCCGACCATGTCGAAGCGGGGCTCGCCGGTTATGAGAACGGATGATGTGGTCGCCATCACTTCCCCTCCGGCTTGCTGAGGGTGGCCACGATGCGCTGATACGGCGGAAGCGCTTCCGGATCATATTCGAGCCACGCAACCTGATCGGCTTCCGATAGTTCTTCGCCTTCGCGTAGCCCGCGACCGGTCAAGAACGCATGGCGCAACAGCGAAGATAGGTCCAAGGGCTTGACGCGCAGGGGCTCCACATCCGGCGACGGCTCGGGCTTGGGCGCGGTTGGGGTGGGCCGATTGAGCAGATCGACCAATTCTCTGCTGCTACAAGTGATAGAGAAGGGGTGACGCCAACCACCAGAATGTATGTCAGGAACAGATGTGCTCTCGCGAATATGCCACCCTCTTTCCTCTGCCAGTTTGCGCAATCTGTTTTCGTCCCACGCATCCGTCACAGCCTCGGCGCGTTCCGCCTCGCGACCGGCGCGAGCTAACCATGCTTCCCATGCACGCTGCGTTGCATAATTGAAGTAATATCCCTCTATGTCGCTATTTACATCCGCACCATACCCCATAATCCACGCCTCAAAATCAGCGCGCTCTTTGTCTGTGTTGGTCATGGCAATTCAACCTCTTGGATAGTTATCTCTCCTTCCTCTCCGTAAGTTTCATAAAAATTTTCCGCAATCGAAGACACGGAAGGGTAACCGCGGCGTCTGTTTCGCTTCCCAGTCTTGGCGGAAATTGCGTCTTCTTCATTGTCGAAAATGACGCCTTCGACCTTTTTATTGTTGTATGTCATCCATGCAATCCAGTATTTCATGACTTCTTCTCCGCGAGGGCTTCGATGGCGCGGGCAATCCGTCGGGCTGCCATAGTTGAACCGCTAGATAGCGGTCCACATTCGTCGGCTTCCTCGTGCGCGATCGCCTTACACTCCGCATACGCCTCGCGCTTTGCCTGTTCGCAGAGGCGGGCGACTTGATCGGGGTCATAGAGCGGCGACGGTTCGCACGGCTCCCCGTCATCATCGAAGCATTCAGGTTTAGGGAAGGAAAGACCGAAACCATGCCTCCGGTGATACATCCATGCCGCTGGCTTCTCATCCCCCACATCAGCAGCGGCGGGAAGGGCGCGGGAGGCGTACTTGCCGATTTCGGAAAGGGCCGCTTTCTCCCATGCGTCTTCGGCAAGCTGCTTAGCCTTTTCTTCATCTTCAGCCGCGATAATTCCAGACAACGCAGTAGTATAGTAGCTTTTGCCTTCAGAGTCGGTCCCGTACACATACCAACCAAGTGGCGACTTTGCTTTAAACATGCGGTATGGTCCAAGCATAGCCTCGCCGCGCTCATATACCCAAACCAACGGCTTCACCGACACCACGCGCCGCAGCGCCTCAATCTCATCGTGGGTCATCTGGATTTTCCTCATGAGAAATCAGCCGTATCGCAGAACCGGAACCCCTCGGCATCTGAGGTTTCACGATCACGAGTAGAGTTCCCCCAGGCATAGTCCGGCGCTGTCCTGGAGTTCCATCCGCCGCGCTTCGACATAATAAGGGCTTCCAGCGCGCTTAGAGTCTCCGATATTCCGTATTCGTCAACAATCCGACGATTAGACAGATACGACTTCCACGCCTCCCATGATATCAGACCTAATTCAGGATAGGGTGCGAACAGAAATTCCCATCCCATTGAAGATTTGCCGATATGCAGACTTTTGTGGGGCCTTCCACAGTGGGGGCATGGCGGGTCTGGCTCAACGTAATAATTAGTTCCCATCTGGGTTTTCCTTGTATGGGGAGGTGTCGAGCATGGCGCTGAATAGCTCTCGCGCGAGTAGGTTGTTGAAATAAATCGCATCAGGGTCGTAATCAGTGGGAGATGGGATGGCCTGTTCCCGCACAAATTTTGCGATCGTCAACATAACTTTTCGGTCCGCTTTCTTCGGAAACACCACCCCCTCACCATCCATCAGCGCCAGTGCGGCGGGGGCGCCTACGAGCGACCTAAGCCCAGCCATGAAAAGGTCGAAGTAAATCCGGTCCACTCGCAAGCCGATCAATTCACGGCGTTTTTCACGCATCGCTTGCACCAGCCGCTCACGCGCTTCCATGGCTGGCCTCCAGCTTGGAGAGGAGGGCGTTATGCGAGTTAACTAGATCGATCATCATCTCGCAGAGGGGTCCGTAGTGATCCCCGTATTCCCCGCCCAAAATTTCCTCGGCCTCTTCGAGCGCCTTTCTGGACTTGCCGAGCACCTCCACCACCTCATCGATGTTGTTCACGGCTCTGACGATCAGGGCGGCGTTGGCGCGTGCCTCGTCTAGCGTGTCCGTCAGGCCTGACGCCATATATGCGACTGACAGGCTGTCAGGCGTTGTGCATGAGATCGTCACATCGGCTGGCGTCGGGCCGGCATTGATCGCTGGGTCAGTAAAGTCGTGGACGAACCACGGCCTCGGCGTGGTCTCGCGTGTGTCAGTCGGCATGTGAGGCCCCCATCTGATCGATGTTCTTGCGGTGGGCAGTGAAGGTGTAGGCGGCAACCCAAGGGTTAGCGAGCCAGGCACCAGATCCGTTGATCGTGTCCCACAATGCGGCGTACATCTCGCGCGCTGTAGGTCTGGATAGGACCAAGAAGTCAGGGTTCGGGTGGTCTACTCCAGGCACAACGAAACCAGACAACTTCTCATACCAGACGACGCCCTCCGCGATTGCATCTTCCTCGCTGATGTCCTGAAGCCGTTGAACGCGAACGTCGGTGACGATCAGCGTTAGGCGGGAGGCCCAGCGGGGCATAAAGATGGAAGGCCGCCACCCGTGCTCCCAGCCGTCATTAGGATCGGCGCGATAGATGATATTGTCTGGCCTGAACAACAGGTCGTCGATCGAAGCCCACGTCTCGCGGACCCATAGACGGTCGCCGATGGCATGGGAGAGGCGCTTGACCAGTTCCATGTTGCGCAGATCGTGCCAACGCATTGCGGCATCGCGGAAATGCCAGTCGTAACCACGCGTATCGGACGGGCCGAATTCGCTGAAAGACCGATGCCCGCGTATTTTGAGGGCCCGCCGCGTCTGCGTCTTCCGACCTTCAAGCAACGCACGGACCATCGGGGCCGAAAACAGGATGGGACGATCAGCCATCCGCCTTCTCCATCTGCGCAATTTTGGCCCGGAACAGTGCGGTGAGGAGGGCGAGAGGTGGGGTGGCGCCTCTTGCGTCGTAGTGCACGGCCCAAGTCTTTTCGGGTATATCGGGGTCATAGACCGTCATTGTCCCCGGCGACTTCCGAATCCACTCCCACCCCGGCAACACCCGCTCCACGAGCGCAATGGTGGCGTCGAGGGATGCAGTCCATGGCGTCTTCTGCCAGACAACCCTGAACTGTTGAAGGAAGCCTGTTGGGAGCCCATCGGAATTCAGATGGCTGAAAATCTCCGATATTGCGTGGTCTAGACGAGGATCCGCCCCGCCCGCCTTCTCAAGATCCGCGAGGACGCTCTTGCATTGTTCGAGTTCTGTCATGACGATCTCCTGCCGCGGTTCAGCATGCGCAGGAAAAGAAGCTGTACCGTTTGTCTTCTGGCACCACTACGCCCTTATAAATTTGGTAGTGTTCCCAAAATTCATCGGGTAATGTCTCGCCCTCGAACTTGGCTCGATAGCCATCCTCGTTGTAATCGCCCAAATAATACTCATCGTGGTCAATGAAGCTTTCAGCAGCATCCATCAGAGTTACGAAATTCTCATCAATCTCGTTCGCATAATTGCGCAGCCAGCGTTCGGCTTCGGCTTTCCCATTCGCCGGGGCGTCTTGGCCTTGCGGGCATGTAGGCTTGTCGCTTGCTGGCGGGAATGCCGGGTGCTCCCAAACATGCCGAAGCGAGGTGATCTGGCGCGGATAGACCACGAGCCAAAACATCTGACCCGGGAACACGGGACCTGGAAGATACGGGTCGACGATCCCGACGAGCTTTCCAGAGGCCGCCGCGACGCCATCGGATAGAGAGATGTGCTGGCCTGGGAATAGCTTTTCCCCAGCCTCTACCGGCTCCACAGCAAGGTGGATGGCATCCCGGCCGGCGGTCTTGTCGATGATGGTTCCGAGCGTTGCGAGTGCATCTGTCGCGACGGTGTGTGTGGGCTTCGACATGATAAGCTGATCCTCTTGCTTGAGGCAGAACCGGCAATTGTTGCAAGATGTGACGAGGCAGAGACGTCCGGTCATGACGATCTCCGCACTGGCAGGCCCGTGTCTCGGTAGACGACTTGGCCGTTCATCTTTCTGGTGTACGGCGACTTCTGTTTTTTAGGTTCAAGGCCAAGGCGCTTCTTGCGGATGCGGGCGATCTTTGATTTCAGCTTCACATCCAGGGCGGTCTTCCCTGCATGGCACTCGTTGCAGAGAAGCTGCAGGTTGGTTTCCGCGTGCCTGCCGCCTAGGATCAGTGGCACGACGTGATCGAACTCAGCGCGCAGCTTGCCGACGATCTCTCGCTGGCAGTGCTGGCATATGTCACCAGCGCGAGCTGCTATCCGCTCCTTTACGCGAGGCGGGATTGCTGCGTCCGGTGACGAGCCAACCCACTCATCGAGTGACCGGCGGCCGGTGGTCATGCCGCCCTCCGCTTCGCCAGAACGTCCTCGCGGATGTCTTTCTCGTTGTCTTCAATCCACCTCAAGGTGTCGAAGATCGCGTTCAACTGGTCCCGTAGAAGATCGGCCGCTGACGGTGATATTTTCTGACCCCTGGCGATATCCGGGACGCCACGAATAGCGACCTGCAGCGCGGCCTTTTGTGCTGTGAGTGTGTGCTTGGCCATTAGGCGGCCTCCGCATCATCACGGAAAACCACGCCCTTGCTTGCGCCGAACGCGAAGATCAGTTCGATCAGATCCGTCATCTCGACCTTGCTGAGATCCGACGACGACCGCCCTAGGCTGACGATGCCATTGCCATCAAGGTTCGGCACCATCCGCACTTCGCGCTTGAGGGCGTCGAGGAACAGGAGCTTCCAGTCATCCGGTGAAAGCTTGATGCCGTGATGTGTTGTCTGTGCCGCAACGTCGGTCAGCATCGCCCACATACGGTCGTTCTGCGGCAGAGAGCGCTTCGCTTCCTTGAACTCGATACGGCAGCCGTAGGGGGCCTTCGTTGCCCAATTGGCGGCCTTCCTGCGGTCGATATCGCTGCGGATGACGACTAGCGCGCGGCTCATCCTCACCTCCATTCTGGACTAAATGGGATGTCGTCCGAGGGGTCTTCTGCCAGCGACCGAGCCGGCGCTGAACGCTCTGACACGCGCTCGCGGGGCTGATCACCGGTGCTATCGGACTTCCGGCTTTCAAGGATGACAAGCTCGCCGCGGAACTTCTGGAGCACGATCTCGGTAATATAGCGGTCATTGCCGTCGCGATCCTGGTACTTTCTGCTTTGGATCGCGCCTTCGATGTGGACAAGATCGCCCTTGTGCAGATACGCCTGAGCAACCTTCGCCAAGTTTTCATTGTATATGACGATATTGTGCCAGAACGTATTCTCCTTGCGCTCGCCCGTAGCTTTGTCTTTCCACACGTCCGACGTGGCGACGTTCAGATTGGCGACGATATCGCCGTTCTGCTTGTGCTTGATCTCGGGATCGCGACCGAGGCGGCCGGTAATGAGCGCTTTATTCACTGATCCAGCCATCAAGCGGCCTCCCTTGTCACAGAGCCATAGGAGCGGATGCGCTCGACTACGGTGTTGAGTTCATCGTTGAATGCGTCGACGGCGGCGGACATCTCGGAGATGTAGGCCTCGTCACGGTATGCCCGCTTGATCAGAGGCGGCATCTTGGGCCAGTAGACGCAGATATCGATCCACTCGCGTTCCGCTACCCATAGAGCTCCCTGGCATTGGGCCTTATGCTCTGGTGGGAAGTCGTCGCGGATCAGCGCTTCCACCATTAGGTGCGGAAGCTTGGTCTTGATCTCCAGCATGCCGGCATCGCCGATTAGGCTGTCGGGGCTGCACCCCTTTTGCCCGCTGCGGATAAACCCCACCTGGACCGGATCCACATCCTTCATGAAGGCGTAGTAGTCGCGGGCCTCGGGCTCCATCACCTTGCCGCGCTCCATGTGGACGTTGGTGAAGGATTCTGTGGGCTCGCCAGTGACGACTTCGCCGGCAAGCTTGTAGAGGTAGGTCTGGCGGGTCTTGCTATCGCCGCCGCCACGGCCTTTCGCCATGACAGTGCCGAATTCGGAGGCGGTCGGTATGCCGGCACGGGCCCGAAACCACGCTTCTGTTCCCTGTTCGCAATCGATAATCTGCATTATGGGCGCGCCCTCTTTGCGATGAGCAGCCCACGAGCGCGGTCGAAATCGCGCGCCTTGAGGTCTGACACGCTCTCAATCCTGAAGTAGGTCAGGAATTTGTTGATGTCGGCCCCGGTATCGGAGATGAGCTTGTGGATCTGCTCGGCTTGATCGTCCGAGATCAGTAGGTCGGCGCCCGCGGAAACACCGTCATCGTCCCGATCGGCCTTGGCGCGGCTCGTGATGTTCAAGAGCGCTTTCGCCGTGTAGCGCTGGCCGTAGCTCGTCGTGGAGCCGACGGCCTGGACGGCATTCTTGCTGCCGCTTGTGTCGATCGGCAGGTGAATGCTCGTTTCCTCGCTGTGTCCTTCCCGGTGGCTGAGAATGCCCGTGACGACGATCTTGCCGGCGTCCTGTCCGATGCGAAACCGCAGGGAAAATCCATGCTGGGCAAGGACCGGCTTTATTGCCTCGTTGATGTCCTCCCACTTGGCGTAGGTGCTTTGAACCTTATCGTCCTTGTTCTTGATCCCGCCGTTCTCGTTGATGATAGGCAATTCAGGCTGCATCTGTGAGAAGGCGGCATCGAATGAGGCCTTCGCCTCGCGTGCCAAGATGCGCTCCTGCATGTCCAGAAGGCGTTGCATCTTGTCGATGTCGACGTTGGGATTGAGTGCGGCACGCTCGATCACCTGGATGATAGCGGCGGGCTCGCGTTGAACCTGGCGAGGTTCAATCTCGTGCGGAGCCTGGTACGTCTCGACTGCTGTGCTCATCGGCTGATGCCTCGTTCAAGAGCGGCATTGGTAACGCGCTGTTTCTCGCGTTCGATTGGTCGGGTGGCCTTGTGGCGGGCTCGCTGGGCTCGGATCTGAGCATCCAAGGCCACGATCTCAGGCCGCTTCGGTGGTGGTGCCCAGTCACGCTTAAACAGCTGGAGGAGGGCGCCTTGAATGCGAGACAGGAAGCTCATGGCTGACGATCTCGACGGTAGGAGGAGGCTTCGCCATAGGGCTCGTCTTCGTCATCGGAGATGCGCGGCGCTGAAATCAGGCCATGCCAGAGCCATATCGCTAGACCAACGCCGATCCACACAGGCGAATATTTCAGGATGAAGTAGAGGGTACCCATCACGCCGCCTCGGCGATGTCTCGGGGTTGCTCACTGCGGGTGAGTGTGGCGAGCGGCTGCTGAGCCGTCCCATCGGGGCCAAGATCAAGCCACGCCATCCCATGTTCTTCCGAGACCGCCAAAACCATTGCGGCGGCGATCCGCGTTGCCAACTTGACATCAACGACGTCGCCGGCCTCGAACCTCTGTGAAACCAGCGATACGGAATCGGGCTTGACAATGATCTGGGCACCGTCTGGCATGTCGATGAACAGGTGGACTAGAGTCCCATCGTGGTCGTAGGCGACGGTTCCTTGGACGGACACCTTGTCGCCCTTGCGAAATGTGCTCATCACGCAGCCCTCTCCTGTCCCTCGGAAAGCTCACGCGCTCTCTCGATGATCTCGTCAATGCACCAGTCGAATTGCTTGGCGACATAGCCCTGTTCGAGCAGGCACAAGGCGATTGACCGGTCTGTGTAGGGTTGAGGGCAGTGGGCGTAGACCTCATCTGCCATCTTGTTGATGATGTCGTGGAGGGTCATTCACGCGGCCTCCCGGCTCATGCGGTCGTCACGGGCAAAGTCGGCGTTACTGGCTTCCCAGAAGCCTTTGCGGCCCATGCCTTCGTAGGGGTCAAGCACATCGGAATGGTGCCAGACGTAGTCGATCTCGCTTTCGAGCACGGACCAAAGCCAGTCCTTCGTTGTCAGCTCGAACACTTCCTTCGTGTTCATGTCCTCGATTTCGATGCGGGCGATCCGAAGGATCTCCGGCTTGCCGTCGCCATCGTCCCAGTCGATTTCAAGCAGGCCGCTCACGACCTGGACCGGATGTTCGGTCGTTCTTCCAGCCACAAACCGCCTGATGTACAGCGGGAATTCATCCATTGTGTAAGTGAGAGAAGGCATTGTTGCTCTCCACGCCCAGGCTCTACTCAACCTCGACGGGCTTGCCGCCCTTGAGGGTGTAGAACGTGTTTTCTTTGATGCCGTCTTTCCCGGCGATGCCGGCCCAGACGTTGATGGCCTCGTGTTTCTCGTTTCTCTCGACGAGGAACAGGGGGTTGCCCTTTGCCCCAGAGACGCTGCCTTCGTATCCGGATGCCATCGCCGCGCCGTAGTTGCCCGTGGCAGAAGCCGCGCCGTAGTTGCCCGTGGCTGAAGCCGCACCCCGGTTGCCCGTGGCAGAAGCTGCGCCGTAGTCGCCCGTGGCTGAAGCCGCGCCCCGGTCGCCCGTGGCAGAAGCCGCACCCTGGTAGCCCGTGGCAGAAGCCGCACCCTGGTAGCCCGTGGCAGAAGCTGCGCCGTAGTCGCCCGTGGCTGAAGCCGCGCCCCGGTCGCCCGTGGCAGAAGCCGCACCCTGGTCGCCCGTGGCAGAAGCCGCACCCTGGTCGCCCGTGGCAGAAGCCGCGCCGTAGTAGCCCGTGGCAGAAGCCGCACCCCGGTCGCCCGTGGCTGAAGCCGCGCCGTAGTTGCCCGTGGCAGAAGCCGCACCCCGGTTGCCCGTGGCAGAAGCCGCGCCGTAGTCGCCCGTGGCAGACGAACCTTCTTCCGGCTTGGCGCGGTCGAACACATACTTGATGGTGCGAGCAATAAGTTCGTGAAGGTGTATTTCGATTTTTACCGTTAGGCTTGCACTGGCAAGCTTTGTGCCTTCGCGGTCCTTATCGCCCGACTGTTCGACTTCGCCATACTTAGATCCCGCCGGGGGGTAAAATTCGAAGACAGAAAGCGGATGCTCGTCAACTGGGCATGCATGAAAGCCGTTTTCACAGGCTTTAATCTTGCCTTCGACCGAATATGTCTTGCCGATCTCGAACTGATATCCACGGCAACGAAGGTTGCTGTCGAAACCCTTGATCGAGGTAATCACATCGGTTTTCTCTGATTTCTTACGGGCCATCGGACCCTCCACATAGGCCACCTACTGCAGCACTGGTTGTTAGACAGTTCTGGGGTAGGGGGTCACGCGGCTTGTAGTATTCGCTTGGTGGAACGGGTGCCCCGGCTGGGGATCCGAACGCCCCGCTCGATTTTCGCTTCTGGCGCATCGAAATAAGATAGACCGTCGGACGAGTTGTACCTGAGGTATTCCTTATCTCTGTGGGATACGCGCCATACTCGATGGCCGCCGGGAACCTTTCGTTTAACAAACGCGCGCCCAAGAGCCTTTCCATACCTGCTCATCGACACTGCGAGGATTTCGCTCATGCGGCGAGAGCTATCCGGGACAAAGAAGCTGTCGCCGATTTCAAGAACGCGGAATGGATATTTGATAGTTCTCGTTGGGACCGGGACTCCTCTATCCACTGAAACCGGCTTCGGTAGCGTCAGAGTTTCCCTCGCGGCTCGCTGGGCCATCTCGTCTCTCCATCAAGCGGTGGCTGATGGACTATGTATATGCGCCGCCGCATATCTCGTCAAGCAGAAAATATGCGCCGATGCATAATAATGAAAAATGCGGGTGATTCTCCCGCATTGACTCTTCGTTTTCGATGTTCTTTGTTTGTTCACGTTCAGAATTTCTGATCGAGGAGGGACGAATGCGGGGGATCGCTTATAACGTCGTGCAGCCGTGGATGATTTCAAAGGCTGGAAACAGGGTCATCCCAGGGGAGCCCTATCTCGTCGATAGCCCAGATGAGGCGCGTCGAGCCGCAAGCGATATAGGCGGCCGGGTGGTGGGGAATGTGGCCTTCACGCGCATTTATGACGAAGCGTTCGGCGAAGCGTCTGATCCCGAGATCCTCGCCATCTGTGGCTACGTCCCGGACAACTACGAAGACCTGATAGCGGCTTGAGGAGGCTGCCATGACAACGACAAGCTATATCGTCCAGCCTTTTGTGAAGGTGCCGAAAAAGGGCTTAGGCCCTGGTGCGCAGCGGTCATTCCGGGACGCTGAAGGCGCGAAGCGCGGCGCCGAGCAAATTGTGCAATCCGGGCGCGCCTTGGGTGCGGTAGCGTTTTCGATCGTCGCAGACGAGGCCACGGACTTCTGCGAGGAGCCGGTCACTCTGGCGATTATTGGGGAAGTGCCGGCGAGCGTGGCGGACGCGGCTTAGCCTCCCAATCCCGCTATCCAGCCTTGAATCCTAGGAAGGAAAGCAAGAAAGCCTGCTGCGACAGCGAAGAGTGCCGCCAGCTTCGGCAGAGTGGGCAAACTATCGACTCGACCTTTAAGCTCGCCGAACTCCTTCGCTGTCGGCATGCTAGCGATCGTGGCCTTAATCGATGTCGTATCGATAAGCAGGGTTTTCAGGTCAGCCCTGATTTCCTGCATGGTATCTTCAAGAGCTTTGACGCGCGCTTCCATACCATCAGATGTGCCCCCGCCGCTGCCAGAATGCAATGGCCGCGTGCGATAGTCGTCGAGGTTCACCGGTTCATTGTACGCTTGATCTGGGGAGCGCTCCGCATCGGTCATGGGTTGGAGGCCTTCACCATGATTGTTTCTATGAACCGGGCCACCCTAATATGCGTGCTGCTGGTGAGATTGAGGTAGTTAATGAACTCCGCCCAGTCGACGGGCTGGTCCGGCTGGCGGCCCGGGCTGGATATTGCTCGCCCCAGCGAAGACAGGGCATTCTGCATATCGAGGAGCGCCGACAAAATGGTGTCGTACTCCTGCCGCGTTAACCTCACATCGATCGGGTGGTCTGGAGGGATCCGGTTCCATCTCTCGACTATCGCCGAGTTTATCGTTGGGACGGGCGGCGTGGTAAGGTTGTTCATTGGCGCGCTTCCATTCGCTCGATGGCTTTAAGGCCGGTGACACCATCACTCATCCGCCCGTCCTACGATCAGGTGGACTGATTTGACGATCTTCCGCTCCAGCTCGAATTCCATGGGCGGGTTGAACTGCTTCAACACCACATAGCTTGGCGTCATACGGACCAGGCGCTTGATCAAGCCCTCGCCTTGCTCCCCGTCCGCGGTCGGGTAGAGCTGGACCACGACATCACGTCCCGGCTGTGCCGGCTTATGCGGGTTGACCTGCACTAGCTCCCCGGCTTCATACCGCGGCTCCATGCTGTCGCCCACGACATAGATGGAATAGGCGCCTTTCACACCGATGAGGCTCTTAGGCCGCATCGTGTAGCCGATCGTCTCGCCATTCAGCTCGAAACGGCCATCGTCGCCGCCGCGTCCAACGCCCAAGATCGGAATGCGGTCATCGCCACCGCGCGGCGTGGGTATCGGCTCGGATGCATTCGATGGTGGACGGGGAGGCGGCAATTGCGGCGCGCCCCTCCCAGCTCGCATGCTCTCTAACCGCTCCTGTGCCGCTGGATCTGGCGTCTGGCCATTGAGCCAGCGTGAGACGGTAGATTGCCGCACGCCAATCCGCTCCGCTAGCGCAGACTGCGTGATGCCGTGGTCTCTCAGGATGGCGCGTATATCGTCAGCCGTGATCATGCTGCGAATATACGCGTGCGCATCGAAAAAGCACGCATATGCGCCTTGACATAACTATGCGTCGCCGCATATGATCGCATCATGTCTCCAATGTCCCATATCCGCAAAGCAGTCTTCGGCGTTTCGCAGGCGTCATTCGCATCGATAGCCGGCGTTTCACAGGCAACGGTCTCAAGGTGGGAACGCTGCGCGTGGGAGCCAAAGCGAGATGAGCTTGCTCGCATTCGCAGCGAGGCAATCCGGCGGGGGCTCAATTGGGACGATGACTTATTCTTTCCTGCTGATCGCCATGGAGAAGCCGCATGACCGGATACGTCTACGCCATTTCTGACGACCGCGGCTTCGTGAAAATCGGTTGGAGCAAGACACCGGAGCGTCGGCTTGCTGAGATGAACGTGCCGACGCCGGGGAAACTCGAGTTGATCGGGTATGCTGCCGGAACGAAGGACCATGAGGCTGAATTGCACTGTTTGCTGGCCGATTGGAAGGAGCGTGGCGAGTGGTTCCGTCATGACGGGCCTGTGCGGTCTTTCACCAACATGCTCCCGGCCGGCGCGAAGCCAGATCAGAGGTCATCGCGGGAAAGCGCCCACGTTGTTCCGATCGTCCGCCGTGCAGCGAAAAGCGTCGGTGGCCTTGTCCGGCTAGCAGAAGCGTTGGGTATAAAGCATCAGACGTTTTATTCATGGCAGAGTATTCCCGCCTCGCGAGTGAGGGATATCGAGAGGGTCACGGGCATCCCGGCTAGCCAATTGAGGCCGGACATCTTTGTCGAAGATGATGCAAGAGCGCCCGCGATCACTGACGCGCAGCGACTGGCGCGGGAAATAGATCTGTTCCTTAACTCCACTGGCATGGCGGAAAGCACGTTCGGCAGGAAGGCCGTGAACGACGGGAAGCTGCTTTCCAGGCTTCGCTCGAATGGGTCCGTCACGCTTGAGAAGGCCGCGCAGATCAGGCGGTTCATCGCCGGGTATGCACGCCGCCAAGTAAAGCAGGGAGAGGCAGCATGACCGATACCGACCTTGCGCAGAAGCGCATGATATTCGAGGAAGCCACCAGCGTCATTGCAGCTCAGGCGATCCTGTTGGCCCAGATGCTAGCGGCTGATGGAACTGATATCAGCGGGCCCGAGGCGCTTGAAGCCTTCGCGGCGCAGATCCTGACAGTGAACGCAAGAGCGTTCGAGCGCGGGACACTGCAATGACCTCGATCGTATCCTTCTCTCTCGCCTGCCTCGCCATATGGCTATCCACTTACAACGCGCTCGCGGGCGACCTCGTGACAGCCGCCTTTGGCTACACGTTGGCCGCCCTGCTGGTAGCGATTGAGATTGCTGCCGCCGCCCTCAAACCAGAGGCGCAGGCGTGACATCACAACCTTCTATTCCCCTTCGTCACAGTGCGTCCCCTCGAGCTGTGACGAGCGGTGCCCGGAGCGTTTCGCCCCCCGTACGCTCCGGGCACTTCCCCCCTCCCTCCCGAGGCAGGAAAAAGGACACGTCCTGCCTCGAACTTGCCGGGGGTCCTAGTGATCCTCGGCCCTTTATCCCCGAGATCCTGAGTTCGCAGCTCAAGATCTCGAACTATTCCGTCGATGACGTCGCCAAGCATTGTGAAAGATCCGACGTCATCCCTGTCCATCACTAGCCCTTCTGCATTCGCCCCGTGATGACCTCAATCAATCACGGGAGACGATGCGAATGCCGACAGGTCACGTACGAAAAGCGCACGACATGGCCGCTCAGGAATACATCAGGGAAGCCGCCACATGGGCGCGGTTTCTGGTCGACAAAGAATCGAGATGCCACGGCGACAAGGAGAACGCGGTAGTCCGCGTGTCCCGCAAGTTCGGGAAGAATGCCGCCAAGATCGCGTCGCTCGTCAAAAGGCCACAGACGCTTAAATCACTCTGCGTCTCGGTCTTCATGCCACTCCGACAAGCATATCTCGCTGAATGCGAGCGCCAAGGTAGGAAATTGCTCGATGATGCGAAAAAGACAGCGGAGGTTATCGGTGCTTCTGACCCTCTGGTTCTTAAGGCTCAGGCTCTGGCTGAGAAGGCAATGGAGGCGCGTCTATGAGCGCTGAAGAAGAAATCCGCCAATTCGTCCAGCGTATCGAGCGATTGCGCGAGGAAGTTGATCATCTCAACGCCGACGTCAAAGAGGTGTACGCCGAAGCGAAGGCGCGCGGATACGACAAGACGGCCCTTGGAAAGGTCGTGATGATCCGTCGTGCCCGCGCCAAGAACCCCGATGCTTTCGAGGCGCTGGACGCAAACGTCGAGATGTATCTCGCTGCCGCTGACGGCACCCCCTCGCGTACGCATGCGTATGCGCGAGAGGCAACACCCACTCAAATTTCACCCCAGCCCGCCGCTTCTCGCTCAGTCCAGAACGAAGGAGAGCGCAACCAAGGCTTGGATCAGGTGGCGCAAAAAGCAGAGGACCACAAGCCTCTGTCGGCTGGGGCCGCGCCAGCGGGAGTTCATGCACCAGATCCGAGCAATTTCGTCACGGACACCGAGGCGGGGGAGGGGGTTGCGGTCTCCGTTGATCCCGCCCCGGTGCCGGACGACACAAGCCGAAGGCATCCCCTCGACGACGATACGTGGCTTCGCAAGCGATTTCCCGAGAAGTACCAGGGTGCAACGCCATGACCATCACTTTCCGCGACCTCATAGCGAAAGACCCATCGTCAGACGCCGCCAAGCCAATGACGAATGCCGAGGCGGCTTCGCGTCATCGTGTGCGTTTGCCGGCCATGCCGATCAGCAGCTTCGATCCCGACCATATCCTTTTCGACATCCGATACAGGTCACTGCAGGTCGCCTCGCAGCTGGCTCTCCTTGACCTCAGGGCTGCGGGCTACAGCCACGGCGCCGGCGAACTGGATATCAAGCCGGAATACAGGGCGACCCGTATCATTGCTGGTCTGCGCCATAGCCCGACTGGATCGTCATCACGCACTTGCGCTGAGCTGGGGGCCAACGGTGGTGTCCGGTTAACGGAGCCAGCCCCCAAGCCTGCCGTATCTCTTCCTCGCCTGAGCATTCTGGAGGCTTCCCCATGAAGGTGCGCAGGAGCCTTGCTTCGGGACCGAGGTCCACCATGCCGATTGGCCGTGCGGAAATGCGTCTTCGGACGCTTCACGCGGGTGACCGCCGCTTCCCGATATCGGGCCTGATTGAATACGGCACCCTCGATGCCGTCATCCTCATCACCATCCCCTACGTCAGCATTCAGCACAGGGGGCACCATGTGTGAACTACCTGCAAAGGCAGAAGGTCCATCGCCTGATCATGAGGATGATCAGGGAAGGGCACGAGATGCTTGTGATCGAAATGGAGGTGGCGAGGCTGATGGAGAAGTTCGCCAACCCGTCGTGGTCGATCTCCCCATGCCCCCGAGCGTCAACGCAATCTGGAAAGCTGGCCGTGGTGGGCAACTATACCGCAGCCCGAAGTATTCGGCATGGCTGAAAGAGGCTGGATGGGAACTCAAGAGGCAGCGCCCCGGGAAGGTCGAAGGCCCGTACACGGCTGACATCATCCTGCGACCAAAGACAAACCGGCGAAGGGATGCCCATAACTTCCCGAAGGGGATCCTTGACCTTCTGAAGGATCATGCGGTCACGGATGACGACAGCCTTATCCCGTATCCTTGCCCTCGCTGGTGGGCAGAGGGCGATGAACATATCGAGCCTGGTTGGTGCCGGGTGATTGTGAGGGCGGCGGCATGAGCAGGTGGTTCCGCTCATGGCCCGGGGGCTCCGACAGACAAGAGGTTCTCGCATGTATGTCTACGCGATAGGCAATGAAGACGGCCCTGTTAAAATCGGCATCACCAACAAATTGGGCGGACGTCTTAGAGCTATCAGAACCGGCTGCCCAATTCCGATCGAGATAATCCACGCAGCAAAAATGCCAAGCCGCTCTAGAGCTAGGCGTATGGAAGCCGTGATTCACGCCGCTTACAGAGAGAATAGGCTGTGCGGCGAATGGTTCAGCATTGATGCGGATCAAGCCTGGGAAGCCATCGACACCGCTATCGAAACAGCGCGTGCATTTGACGAGGCATTATAATGGCCCGCATCAGATCAATACATCCAGGTCTATTCACTGACGAAGCATTCATGTCTGCGTCGCCGCATGCTCGTCTCCTCATTATAGGCCTCTGGTGTGAGGCTCACGATGACGGTGTTTTCGAGTGGAAGCCGCTGACCTTGAAGGCACGCGTCTTCCCGGTAGACGCGGTGGATATGGTTGTTCTCATGGCAGAGCTGGCTGGCCTGGGGTTCATCCGTGAATTCTCTTTTGGAGGGAAGGCATACGGGGTCATTCGGAACTTCCGGAAATATCAGCGTCCCCAGAAGCCCAATAGCTCAGGAGTGCTCCCGGTTAGCCTCGCGGCATTTTCAGGCGTTCCCCTGGACGATACGCGACTTGTACAAGGTGAGTACGATACCGATCCTGTAAACCTCCAACAGATGGAGGATGGAGAGGAGGAGGGAGGGGATGATAGTATTGCCCCTACTCAGGAAGCTAAAGCTTCCTTCGTCGCCCCAAAGGGCAAAAAACTTGAAGAATGCTTCGAGAGGTTCTGGGCAGGATACCCGAAAAGGGACGGCCCTAACCCGAAAGCCCCAGCCTTCGACAAATTTGCGATAGCCGTCAAAAACGGCGCCGATCCTGAGATGATCGTCAATTCGGCGGGTCGCTATGCCGATGAGATCCGGTCGAAGGGCAAGGAGCGCACCGAGTTTGTGAAGCAGGCCCTGACGTGGCTCAATCAGAAGCTCTGGAAGGATTACGCGGAGGTTGATGAGGCGCCACACGTCGATACAGACGCCGCCCCGCCTAGCCCAGACATGCCGTCAAACGAGGCGATGCTGGCCAAATATTCGAGGATGACAACCGATGCAGCAGACGGCTCACGAGCGGGTGACGCTGGGGAATTACCATCAGATGGGCCTCGCGTTCATCGACCGAATGAAGAAGACCGGCAAGCCCCCGTGTTGCGAGGTCAAGGCCGAAACACCGGAATGGTTGGCCTGGGAAGCGTACTTCCAGCGGCATTTAGGCGGCCTGCCGTGGGAGATGGGGCCCGCTATGAGAGACCCGAACCGCAAGGCTTTCACCGCCCCGGCAAGGTGGCCTGAGTGGTTCGACACGGCCTATGCGAGAGGCGCAGCTCGATGAAGAAGCTCGAAGAGTACAGGCGAGGTGAGGGATGGGCCCCGTGATCATCGGCGGTGACGCGCCGGCACCTGATCCTCTCGTAAGCCACATGCGATCAATACCAGTGGGCAGAGAGATGCCATTTCCGCATGCGGTGAACCCGTATGCCTCGATCCGGTCTGCAGCTCAGAAGCTCAATGCATTGGGCATGAAGCTGGCGACCAACAACAATCGCAGAGATCAATTCACGATCGTTAGGAGGTTTGCATGAACACGTTATCATGGATGTTGTATGCCGCCAGCGTGTTGGGGGGTGTCGGCGTTTTATTTGGGGTGCTGGCCGCCTT